TTGCCCAAAATTTTAAGAATAGCCTGCACGTGAATTTGTGTAATTGTCTCTTTTCCCTCATGTGAGAGTAAATAACGGCAATCCTCCTCATTATCCATAAACAGGTTTTCGGTTAACACTGCTGCACATTTTGTCTCTCTCAAAATGGCAAAATTACTATCCCAATCGGGGTCGCCATCGCTCCAATCTGCACGCATTGATGTAATACCTGCCAGTAAATCCTTTGCAGTATGCCAAAATACAGTTGCATACTCATCACTTTTGCTTTGCCCTAAATAAGTATGTATTTCCCACCCACGTGCTCTGCCATTACAAGCGTTACAATGAATTGAAATCAAGAGACAGTTTTTAGTACCTACCTCTGCGCAAATTTCATTAACTCTTCTACAACGCTCACGCAATGGAACATCTGTATTTTCCTTAACTATACGCTCAACATCAATGCCACGCTTTGTAAGCTCATTTTCTACACGTTGTGCTATTTCACGTGCATACTCCCACTCAAATAATTGCGTTCCATCTTTCCATTTAGGGGAGCGTTTTCCGGCTGTATTTTCTCCGTGCCCATTATCTAATAATACTTTCATTTATCAACTCTCCTTTTTTAAAGCAGAGGTTAATGCTTGTGTTAGAGCATCTACCAAATCATCCTTTTTAACCATCTGCGCTGCAAGTTTCTCTACTCTACTAATCTCTGTTTTTGTCTTTTGGTCTGCTTTTTCTCGCACACTAAGAAACTCAACAATTAGTAAAAACATTCCCAATAAACAGGTAAACACAGGAATGCCAAAAAGAGCATCCACATGTATTACTTGAAAGAATTTACATAAGTGCATAAGTACATCAACACCACACGCTATTAACATACCTCCCATGTACATTATAAATTTGCCCAATGAGCGTTTTAATCCAAAACTACTACGTATTTCTCCTCTAAGTTTGGCTTTATAAAGCCCACTAATAAGGTCTACGCACATAGATGCAAATACAATAATACACGCTATCACGAATATTAAAAGCATATTCTCTGCACCTTTAAAAATTACATCCATACATTACCTCCTTTGTTTCAAGTAGCTACGTTTCTTTATTTGATACATATTTAGGCTGTCTATATCATCCTGTGATATGGCTTCTTTGCTACTGCGAAACTCAAAGCCAGCCATATCACGGATGAATACAACCTTAATTATTGTATGGAAAGGAAAACGTATGCCAGCATTGGAAAGTACGCCTATCAACTTTTTAGAGGATGTAAAAAAGGCTGTTTCCTTTTCTCCAAGCTCCCATTTGAAGTTTACAACACATCTTTTTCCGTTTGCAGTCTCTACATCGTTCGTGTAGCCAGTCACCCAAATAGGTTTGTTTATTACTTCATCAATACTCGGATAATCACCACTCGGCAACGTAGAGTTTGCAGCCTCTCCTTGCAGTGAGAGGTCTGCAAAATCAAATGTTTCCTGTCCCATACTTATTGCAACGGTATATTATTTATAGTGCAATCTGCGTCAACCATAGCACGCATCTGTTTACGTACTTCCAAGAAGTCAAGATACGGCTGCTTTTTATCCTCCGGCTCAATCTTAGCCAGTGCAGCGTTATAATCATTGAGTAACTTTTGTTCCTCGTTATTGGGATAAAGCTCCGTAATAAGAGTTTCAAAAATATGGTTTGCATTAATGGGGTAATCCACACGCAAACTATTATACTCATTCTCCTTTACCTTTTCTCCACCCTCTTGCTCAACCTCAATAAAATGCTGATTGAAGTTATAAAGAGTTGTACCCTTAATTCTGTCTATGACATCAAAGGTGGGTTGCACATTACTGGTGTGTACCCCTTGTTTTAATCTGTTGCTGTTGCTCATAATCCAACTGTTTTTTAGAATTTTCTACTATCTTATTAAAATGTTCCTCACTGCAATGCTTTAACCAGCCCCAATGCGCTGAAAGCTCATGCTTTATCATGCCCTCATCTGTAATATCATATTTCTTTGCTACCTTACGCAACTTTCTGTAATAGGCATATAATATGCTCCTACGTGCAAGTATATTGTAATGGTTGCTTTTGTAGCCTACAAAGTCTATTGAGCGTGCATCAACTGGGAATATTTGCCAGTTGTCTTTTATTTCCAACTTTAACTTATTAGATAAGTATTGTTGCATCTGCTCAAACACCATGTGTAGGTGCTCTTTGCTATCGCTCAATATAACTATATCATCCATATACCTATAGTAGTATTTTACTCTTAGTACTTCTTTCATCCAGTGGTCGAAAGGTGTGAGATACCAGTTAGCAAAATGTTGACTGGTTAAAAAACCTATAGGCAAACCAACATCTCCCTCTGTGCTATCTATGATAGTATACATTAGCCATAGCATTCTTTCATCACCGTATTTCTCGGCTATAATCTGCTTTAATACACTATGTACAATACTATCGTAGTAGTGGTGTATATCTATCTTTAGGCAATACTTTGTGCCTCTTTTATCATTAAACAGAGCTTTATTTAGGTCATTCAAACAAGCATGTATACCACGCCCTTTTATGCAAGCGTAGGTATTGGCAATAAATAGTTTCTTTAAATCAGCTTCAATAACATCTATTAGGCAATGATGTATAACCCTATCGGGATACAAAGGGGCAATTTTCAAATGTCTCTCTTTTACATCATAAATAACCTTTGTGTGATACTTGCTCGGTACGTATGTTTGTTTATCAAGCATCTCCCATATATCGGTAATATGTTCGATATACCCAGTACTCATAAACTTTTTCACATCATACCTGCCATGTTTTCCTCTCAACGTATTATATGTTGCGTGTAATACATTTTGAGGGTCACATACTCGCCAATAACAATTATTATCTACACTGTTATATATTTTATGTGCCATTGTTTTAATCAGAGCTTTCGCACTTGCATCTCTGTAATCTACCAGCACTTTCTAAACCCGTATTATTTTGCCAACATACCCCCATCGCTGGAGGTACGTTTCTGTGAGGCATGGTTTTTGGGGTTGTGTTTTCACACAGGAAAACCGTAAATGGTTCAAGGGAAACCCATAATTCGTATTCGTATTCGCACCACGATTATTCGCATTCGCACCACGTACCCCCGCATTCTCCGCATTATTCGAACTCACACAGGAGAGGAGTTTCCGAAACCCCGTAAACCGTTTTGTTATTTTCAATATTTCAATCTCTGTCAAAGGAGGCACACCCTCCTAAAAAAAACGCCACGGAACGCCCCTATAATTCAAGGCACAAGGGAAACCCATAAAGCGTATTCGTATACGCACCACGATCAGTCGCATACGCACCACGCACCCCCGCAGCCTCCGCATTATTCGAACTCACACAGGAGAGGAGTTGATACCAGCCATCAAGCCCATTATCATCTGTTACTGTCTGCCTCCAAAAATGGTCACAATAATTCTTGTTGCTTGCTCCTCCTGTTGTATCATTTGGGAATGTATAGCCCAATCCATAACCCATAGATGCAATATAACCTTGCGCTGCTGGTAAAGCTCCCATTTCCTCATATCCATCTGGAACAACTGTTGCCTTATCTGTCGGAGTTGCAAACTTAGCAGGGTCGGTGCATAAATAGATAAGCATTTGCCCTCCCTCGGATGGTTTAAAGCAGCGAATAATAACATCATCATCATGCTCCCAAAGTGACTGTTGCGGTGCTTCCCAGCCTCTATAACTCGCAACCTTTAATGTTTTATCTACGCCTGTTTGCCACTCTTTTATGGTGTATTCAACAATGCCAGTGTTGTTACCCAACTTAGCGGTAATACCGGACGGGATAATAGGATAATAACCATTGAAAGCACTCCATTGTGCGCTATCAACATAAGTGCCATCGCCCAAACCACCCTGTGCAAATCCATCTGCCGTCTTATTAGCATTGTATGCAGCTTGGCTATCAAGGTCGCCAAATTCTATAGCCATAAGCCACGACATTTCCTCTCTGAAACGCCAGCCTCCATGATGCCACATGTTACCCAGTGTTTTACAACGGCTACGAATTGTTGCTTTAGTGGTATAAGTTGCAGGCATACCCAGCAGCGATTTGTTATTAGCGTCATTTGTTGTAGAGTTATTACCACCTCTGAAATTTGCTGCATTATCTGTTAATACCAGTAATCCGTTAGCATCCCTCTTTACTGTGCCATCTGCATTCCATTGCAGGAAACAAGCACTAACAGGTTTGTTTGTAGTACGGTCAAATGTCGCAAACCACGGACTGCGTGCCTTTTCTCCCATATACACAAACCCCGGCAATTCAACTTCGCTAATTGCTACAAGCATGTAGTCACCATCAAACTCTACACGCCTCCAGTAATCCGGCTTATAAAGCATTACGTTGCCATCCAAAGCGTTTAACCTCGCTGCACCGCCTCCCTCTTTTAGTGTGCTGTCATTTGCACCAAGCCAATAGTTTACTTTGCCATCTACAGTAGCCATAAAACGCCTAATGCGCTTTTGTATCGGCAAACTTCTGTGCAAATCAAGGTTGCCTACACGTTCCAATTTGCCATCTGCGATACTATGCCCACTGTTTTTAAGATTGATTTTAATTCCATACCAAAGAGCTTGATATGGAAATTGTGGGGTTGTATTCCCCACTCCTATAAGTAATCCCATGTTATAAATAAATTAAACGGTTGCTACTTTTGCACCATCTCCACTACCCCAGTACATGTCGTAACTGTTAAGTAGTTCATCGCTTGGCGCAATCTCTGTTATCACTAATTCAACCCACGAAAAGAGAGGTACAGGCACTTCGCTAAACTCATCTTCTTTATAGAGCTTACAGTTAAGTAACATGTCCCTCTCTAATGTGGTTAATGTTTTCGGTCTAACGTATACGGAGAAAGGAGCACCATCTTTGAGCATAAAACCGTTGTTTAAACTCTCAATTTTCCCCTTTGATACGATACGAGAAACGAACATTGTTTCACTTACATAATTGTCTTTTGCACTCATACTTTTGCACTTTTGAGTTATTTTTCCCGAAAAGTAGTCAAAGCGTGATTATATATCACGCTTTTTGTGTGCCAAAGTTTGAAAGTTAGCTATATTCTATTACATATACCGTTGCATAACCATCGGATGATAACGTAATAAATCCATTATTGGTAAATCCTACTGTAAAACCTGTATCTGAAATATCCTTTACCCAATAAGAGAAAAGACAGACCTTAGATATGGCAATAACATGGTATTTCTTTTTATGCCCACTCCTTGATTTTGAGAATCTGATATTCCACCATTGCGCTCCTCTATCGTATGAGCCTACGTATGGAGAGTTACCATCAGCACAAAATATAAGATTCAGACTACCGCCATTTAGCTCAAATAAATCAATAATACGCATGTGAGGACTTGGTAAACCATTTGTGAAAGCCTTGTCTGCCCAGTTATAGCTAAAACTCATATCATTCTCTATAAACCAACGCAATATACCATTATAATCTAAAACAGCTCTTAATCTTAATTCTCCAACGCCATACAAATATACTTTTGCAGCCTCCAGCATACTTGTATTATTGCAGGTATACAAAAAGTTACTACCATTATTGCACTGTATTATGTAATAACCTGTATTCTTCATGGTATTTACTATCGTACATCTTACACCAGCATACTTTTTATCTGTTGGCAACTGCACTAATTGAGTTTTACCAGCCACAACATAACCCGAAAAATTAAATCCAGTATCAAATGATAGTGCAGTTGTAGTGCCTAATGCTTTAGCAGGCTCGGCTATAGAGCCGTAAAATGTACCATCTGTAGCATTTACCTTTCCTGTAAACTCTCCATCTGTAGCGTGTATTATACCCGTAATATCAGCATCTTTGCTTTTTAGCTTGCCATTATGGTAAATTATAGTCATTGCATCTTTTGTGCCTGCCAAAGCCTCTGCGTAAGTACCTCCAAAGTAAGCTGCAATTTCATTGCTATTTGCTAACATAGCTTTGAATCCTGCGCTCTCTACCCACGCACCGTTTTTCTGTACAGCACCCAATTTTAGAAAGGTAGATAAAATTAACCCTCCATCAATTTGCGTATAGTTGTTAGAAATGGCTTGTAGTAAATCCTTATTAGCCTGTATTTGAGCTGTCAACTCATAGTTACTTGAAGTCCATTCGGGTGCTTTATTACCCTCTACTAATACAAATTTGGTAAACATGCAGTAGCTAAACGTATCAGCACTTGTAATGTATAACTGCGATTCGGCATCACTCAAATTATTTGCTGTAAAGGTAAAAACAATGCGTTTCCATGATGTTGTTACAGAGAAAGCACAATAGCCGGATACATTAGCCGTAGCGTTTCCTTTCATTATTGCTAAACTCATATTAGTATTGCTACTTGCTTTTACCCAAAACGCAACAGTGTATGTTACCCCCTCCGCAAATTTCTCTTTTGGCAAAAGTATATTACCCTCTTTTGATTTAAAACCTGTACCAAAATACCACCAGCTCACATTATTCGGTTTTGTTACCCTCAATACATTACCCATAATGCTATCATTGTATATACTCAAAGCTCCTTGTTGCCCACCACCACTATCAACACTCAATTTCCAGCCTTTCGTATCTTCCATATATGCACTATTAGCAAGGTAATTACCTTGCCCAACCTCTACAGCATCAACATAGCCTTTACTAATCGCATCTATGGTATCAGTTCTGCATTTATAATAGTTAGAGAAACGAGCATTATAAACGGTTTTATCAACATCACTATTTACATTCATATTACTAATAATAATACTCGTGTACGTAATCAAAGCATTATATGCCGCTGTGTATGAAGTATAATCCACAGCACATAATTTTGCTTTTGCAGCAACTGTTGAATAATCTACTTTTATATTTGCAATCTCATCTTTTAATGCAATCTTTTCTTGTGGTGTAATAACACCATCAGTTGCCATATCTACGAGTTTCTGCAACGCCTCATTTGCTTTCGTATCATCCGTATAACCTGCATCTTTCCAATCAGTAGCCACATAAGTACCTACTGTTGTACGTTCCTTAACGCATATCTTCATTTTATACGTATCAAGAGTTATCCACAAATCGCCCAGTTTATAAGGTGATTTAGGAGTATTTGAAGCATTAGCTGTCAAAAAGATGTGTGCTTTATTATCTGCAAGCTCTAAAGCTGTGTTTGCTATCTGTATAGCTTGCCCTATTCCCGTACTCGGTATATTTACCCATTTGTAAGTATTGCCCTCTTTGGTAAAACGATATTCTAAACCCGTCTCTGAATCTGTATACAAATCCCCTGCATGTATCTTTTTATCTGCATCTGTTTTCCACTGGTTTGCTGGTGCATTTGTTAAAGTAGGTACACCAAAACCAAACCAATACTCAACAGCCCCATCTACTTGCTCCTGTAACGAGCTAATAACATCGTTAATTCCTCCTAAAGCATCTGTATTGCTATTTACCAAAGCCTCCAAATCCTTAATACTCATATTCTCACCACTGGTACTAACAAATTTTATGTTACCCCCAATCTCGGAGTTATCAAGGTCGAAATACGTTTTCTTGTCTACACTTTCTATTCGCCCACAATTAATTGTGCGCCCAGTTATGCGTGTAGCCCCGTATGTAGTAGTAAGCTCACGATAGTTGTTATATACGGAGGACAAAACGCCCAACGGGAAATAATAATACATGCCATCATCAACGGATAATTTATTTTGGCTAAATATTATTGTAGCTGCATCCGTACTCTTTGAGCACTTTACATATACATAGAAAGCTCCAGTATTTGTAAGAGTTAAGCTACTGCTCGTTATCTTCCAATTTCTATCCTTTTCCTCTATAGCATAATGTACTATTTCTCCTGCGTTGTTTGCAGCAGTAATTACGATGTAATTAGGATTAGGTTTGCTCCCACTAACAGCATTAGCCTCTATTATGATATTTTTAAGTACGAACTGCCCAGCACGATTACCAACACTTAACATCAGTGTTTCTATAGAACTCGGACGTATATTTGTTGCATCAAAATAACCGTCCCCATCAAATACCATATTTAGCAACTCCTGTGTACTTCTCCAGTTTGCACGTGCTCTTGCTACATCTGTGAGATTGTTTATTGTGATAATCTTATTTTGCTCAATGTTATCACTAATCAGATTCTCTATAACACTAACATCAACTGTATCACTAATAGTAAGTTTGTATTTGTAAACATCACTATAGCAATCACGGGTAAAGCCCTTAATACGTATGGCTTTATCTACGTTTATTCCACTGTCTTTTATTGGTAGATAGTCCCCTACCTTAAAAATATTAACTATTACGGATTCACCTCCATAATTACGATTTAAGTACATAGAAGCTATATCCAACTCGTATTCTACTTTAGGTTGGCAATTTTGCTCTAAAAACTTAGTGCCCTCTACTCCCAAATGTTCCTCTTCATCTGTAACGTATGGGTCTGTTGGCATTACAATATCCAATAAAACATACTTATCACCTTTTTCTATTTGGTATGCGGTCGCTGCACTTGGTATTTTAAGCCCTCTTTTATCCACGTACTCCTTAACCTTAAATGTATGTGTACTTGTATTATAGCTACTTAATTCAAGCTCATAGCTGGATAAATTACCACTTACAAACTTAACCTTAGCAGAAGTACCATCAATAAGCCATTTGGTTGTTTTTCCGTCTGATTCTTTCTCGTTTAAATCAAACATATCATCATCAACAAAACTGTATATATCCCCTTTTACAGTACTGGTTACAACACCTGTGCGATGTGGGTAAATCTCCTCAAATATCTTACTACCCTCTTTTATCCCAAATGCAGCTATTGCCTGTGCGTTATCTATATAACTCTCTTTATTTGTTCCAAGCCTTAGCCGTGTTGCCCCATTCCTATACTTAGTTGTGATATTTTTAGTACCACCCTCAACGTAAAGCCTTGTTATTACACTGCTACTGCTTACATTCTTTCGTTTTAGCTTGTATATACCACCTCCCTTGCCAAATGTAAACGTAGTAGGGAATAGAGAGCCAACTTTGCGTATGTGCAGTTTATAGATTTTATCTCCTACCGCCTCTATCTCGAACTCCGTATCAAATTCCTTGCAAAGCCGTTGTAATACACTTAGACAGTTTTCGTTGCTAAAAGTAAGTTCCTTATACTCTGTCTCTATACAGCTACCCAATACCCACGTTTCACCTAAAGCATTTGCAATCCTGTTTACATTATCAACTAACACTTGCATTGCAAGGTGCATATCTGCCACAAGTGGAAACTCTGCTGTAGGATTATTTCCCTCTGCATCAGTGCTCCTATATTGTGCATCCAACAGCTTATATTGCGCCCCCTCAAAAACGAGGGTATTCTCAAACACTCTTTCCCCCGATTTTGTAGGCTCATTTACCTTGTTTAACGTGTAAACATCACCAAAGATAACAACATAATCCCCTATAGTAAACTCCATAGGTTCTGCACTTTCAATCTTGATTGTTACTGTATCCTCCCCAAGTAGTTCGCGCTTTTGCTCTGCACTTTTTACGGTGCAGAGCTTTGCGTAACTATTTAAATTGTAACGTTTTGTACCATCACGCTTATATACTATAATTTGTTCCATACAATAATCGCATTAGTGGAGAAGTCCGTAATATCCTCAATTACACCTGTAACAATCACATAATACTCTCCATTTTCGGAGTAATCATGCGTTATCGTTTGTGTACCGTATACATCCTGCGTTGTAGTACCATCTCCCCAGTAAATATTAACCAGTTTTTGCGTAGTTAATGTGATAGTAACCGTTTTACTGTTCTCGTTTACTCTAAAGTGTTTCAATACACGCTTTACAGGTTCGGGTTCTTTCAATTTTAAGGTAAATGTACCCACCATTTTACTATCATTCCACTCTTTAGCAATGTCTGTACCATCCGGTAAATATACCTCGTACACTAATGCTTTGGTAGGGTGAATATCAATAGTGAGGCGGTGTAATCCGGCTGCAACCGCCTCCGATTTACTGCCTGCTGGTATTTTGTGTGGCGTGTAGAACTGTTCTAAAAATCCCTTAACCGCCTGTACAAATGCAATTTTACCGCCATCGCTCTTAATGAAGCATTCCAAAGTAATCTCCCTTGCCTGCATACGTGGTCTACTCAAATCAATTGCCTCGCCATGATAACCGTCCCAATCCAATTTAAGAGGCTCTTTCATTTTGAGAGAATCTATAATTCCCTTGCTACCACTCACGCACACACCGAAATCTTTAAAATTAACCCCATCCAGCAAATATGCAAGCTGTTTGGTATTATCCAACAGGCTTAGTATATCCTCTTGTGTAAGTGCTATACTAAATAGTTTTGTATCATCAAGACAACCATGTCCCAGCTCCGCAATATAGCAATCTTGTGAAATACTAAATCCTATGGGGTTTCCATAGCTACTTGGCACTTTTTCTGTACCAATTTTAGTACCATTCAAATACATTGTAATGCTCGTACTCTCACGTACTACAGCCAAATAATACCACTGGTCGGGAGAAACATCTATCAATGACTGGTAAAACTGGTTAACTCCATTGTAGTTAAGCATTACTATTAGCTTAGAGGCTACACTGTGAGATTTAACGTATGTACAGAGTGTAAAATTCCCACTTAAAGCCAATACCGATTTAGAAACCTCACATTTGCCAGTACCATCAAATCTAATGCAATTACTACTTTTACCCGATTCAAAATGTGCTCCAAAAACAACGCCATCTGCTCTGTTTTTACTATAATCATACGTTGATGTAGCTCCATCCGCTTCATCAAAAGGCATGTGCAATACTAAATAATCATCTAAAGCCATAATTTTTGCTATTTATAAGTTTTACTATCGTAACTTGTTACACACGCATTTTGGCTATCACCGCTTATCAGCACATGACTATCTCCATACTGGTTAATAAAAACCCTTGCGTGTTTGCTCTCTATATTTACCTGTACATCGGCATTATCAAAGCAATCTATGTGCAAATGACAATGGTCTGTAGCCTGTATCTGTAATTTAGAGTTGTGCCTTACCCAGCAGCTAACAATATTATATTTGCCCACCTGCATTACAACATTGCTATCACCCAACAGTACATTTTTTTTATATGCTTTTTGCTCGCCTGTAGCATCAATATACCCACCATACGGTGCAACCTGTGTCCCAAAATACTCACGTAGAAAATCCAGTTTTGGAAAATCCTTTTGAGTGCATGCTTTAATGAAATAAAAATAGGTATCCATCAAAGCCCCTGTATTATCGCATGTATTATGCACCATGCTTTTACTCTCTGCACAATGCCCTATTTGCATCAGTCGTTTAAGTTGTTCAATCCTGTTTTCCATTATATGTATCCTTTAGCCCTCAAATCATTAACATCAAGTTTTTGGTTCATCTCTTTTAGATAATTCTTTATCTCAACCAAGTTCTTATTATACCCTGTATTAGTTGCAATCACCGATAAATGAGATACAGCCTCTCTCAATGTATTGTGTACACTAATCATAGTAGCTCTAATATCTTGGCAAACAAGTAAATGTTGTACCTGCTTAATACGTATCGTTGTTATTTCTCCAGCCAACACAGAAGCAGTATCCTCCGTTACTCCTTTTATTTGCCCCTCTAATGTAGAATCATCCACACTATCGGCTACATTTTGGAAATACTCCTCAAATCCCTCTAAACCTTGTGTAAAGCTCTCACCAGCACTTTTAAGAATCTTTTTCCAGTATTCAAAATCAAATCCTACAACACTGTTATCATTCTCACCCATATAGGTAGATAAAGCATCGGTAAACTCCTTTATTTTAGGCTCTATCAGCTTTAACTTCAAAGAGTTTTTAACAGCATTGGCTATCGTTTTACTCCAAACTTCATCGAAATTTTCAGCACTATCCTCCATACTGCTAAAAGCATCAGCCCATGCCTCTGCTAAATCACTCGCCAAATCCTTGAAGTTCGTTTGTACAAGAGATTCCGTTATTTCTCTTTGTATATCCTCTATATCACGCTGTGCCTGCCTTGCAGCCTCCTTATACTCCTCAACTTTAGCATCATCCCTATCTTTATCTTTTTTGCTTTGTTCCAGCCGTGCTAACTCCTCATTTTCCTTTATTTGCTCTTGCAGGTTGGCGATAGCTTCTTTTTGCTTATCGTAATAACTCTCACCAACAGCATTATCAACCTCAAATGATATTTGATTATATGTAGTCTGCAATGATTTAAGCTGCTTTTCATGCTCTGCCATCTCACGTTTAATGCGCCTACTGGTACTATCAAATAGAGAGATTGCGCTTGTAACCATGCCTACAGCACCCTCAATCATTTGTGCAGGGTTCATACTTGCATAGCCTGCCGCTAACTGCCCTGCACCCTCAACCAGCCCACCAACATCATCTAACATGCCCTGCGTCTCTTCGTCTCCAGCAGCTCCCATTTTTTTAAGCCCACCTACAACCGCATCAAAACTCTTGCTTACAATGTCTATACTATTTGCAAGGCTGGTAAACGTTTTAGCAAGAGCTTTCTGTTTAGATACATCATCACCTGCTGCCTTGTACTCCTTTATACTCTTCACCAGTTGCTTAAATGGGTTTTTCATCCCCTGCGTCTGCTGTTCAAGTTGTTCCAGTTGCTTTAAAAGGTCATTCTTAATATCAACATCTCCAACAGCTTCTACTTGTTTTCTAAGCCCTGCTACTATTTTATCAAATGCACTACTACCAAGATATTCAGCGTTTTCAAACAGATTCTTCCAACTATCAGTAGTTTGTATGCGCATCGCATCAACCTCTGCTACAGCCTTAGTTTTAGCCTTTTCTGCAAGCTCTGCCTGTTTATTGAAACCATTCTGTTTTAACCAGTAAATTTCATCATCATATTGCTTTTCAACATCAAGCCTTAGCTGTGCATTTGTTTTGTAGGTATCAAGTAATTTTTGTTGTAACTCCTCTGTGTTCTGCTCAATCTCTTGGTTTACCTGCCTAATTGCATCCGCTTTCTCTTCTCCAATAAGCCCAGTGTTACCTTGCTGTAAATCCAGTTTCTTTTGGGCTAATTTACCCATGTATTCGGAGAGTGATTTACTTTGCTCCTTAGCCTTAGCCAAGCTCTCTGTAAACTTATCCATCTCCGTTTTTACGCCTGTAACCTCACTATAATCCGTTTTTAGGGTAATGAGCTGGTTACTCTCCGTTTCTGTAAGCCCTGTATCAGTACCTTTTTTAGCCTCCAGTGCATCTATTTGAGATTTGAGCCAATCCGTATAGGTTTTACCTCCCTGTATCAATTCAGCATACTGCTTATTTGCAACATCTTCACCATAGGTAGTAACCCACTTGTAATAGAGCTGGTACTTTTTCTTTTGCTCCTCTATCTGCACATCTAATAGCTCGGAGCGTGTAACCTCATAACCGGCATTCTCATTGCTCCGCATCGTAGCAAATTTTTCTTTGCTCTTCGTTGGCATTTTCTTTCCAGCATCCTTGTACTTAGCTTCAAGTTCTTTCTCCTCTTTATCAATCCGTGCCAACTCCTTTTTATGCTGTAGTTCTGCCTCTGCCACACGCCTCTCATATCCATCCTTAATAAGTGATATACGGCTTTCCTCCAGTTCTATTTGCACATCAATTTCTTTCTGTGCAGCATCTTGTGCAGCCTTAGCTTTTTTATCTCCCTCCTTATTTGTATCGGGGAGCTTCTTTTGCAACTCCTTTATCTTGCTATCATATCCAGTCCATTCAGTACCGCCAATAACAGATTTTTCTTTAAGAGCTTTGAGCCGTTTTATCTCATCATTTATACCACTCTCTGTATTTAGCTCGCCCTGTTTTTTGCCTATGAGTGCATTAATGTTGTTTATCTGTTGCATTAACTCATCATAGCCAGTACTACCTATCTCTAACTTAACCTTTTGCCCGTTAAGTTCCTCCGCTTTTTTATGCAGTTGCTCTAAGGACATAGTGGTATAATCAATCTCATCCACTATCTCCTTTTTGTTAAAACCATCACTCAAACGGTTTAGGCTACCAGTAAGAGCATCTGTTTCCGTCTTTGCCTTTTGCCAGTTCTTAATCATAGCCTGTACAAAAGCATCAATAAATTCACTGCTGCGTGAAACCTCCTTTTGGCTTGTTTGGGTTGCCTCTGCCATCGCATTTAGCACTTTCTTATTTATTTCTGCTAATTGCGCCTCGTAAGCCTCTCCAGTAAGTCCATCAAGTTTTGCAATATTCTCTTTTACAAAAGCCTGTATCATCTCGTACTGCTCATCACCCAAAGAATTTACCCATTCGGGAGTAACCCAACTTATATATTGCCCACTAAGCCCACCAGTTTTAACAATACCATCTTTGAGGGATGCCATCTTTTCTTTCAGCTTATCAAGAGCTTTCTCTTCTTCCTTTGTTTGTGTCGTATTAATTTTCTCAATACCTTGCGCCAATAACCGTTGTGCTGTATTATCTTTGATAGCTTTAGTAAGCTCATTATAACGTTTCGTTACAACCTCAACATTATCACCCTCTTTTATCACTTCAAGGCTGTAGCTCTGCAAAACGCTGTTTAATTTCTCCAGTGCTTTTTTATGAGTAACCGTACCCTCTGTTGTATTATCAAGTATAGCCTTAAAGGTATTGATAGATGCCATTTGCTTTTGCGTTTGAGCCTCAAACTCCTTTGCTACATCTATATCTTGCTCCTCCTCTTTGCGGAACATCATAAAGGCACTTACAACCAATCCTACGATACTAAGAATAGACGTTAACGGATTAGCCACCATAGTAGCCCACAACGCTTTTAGCTTAACAGTTAGAAATGTTGTTGCAGTACTTAAAATAGAGGTACTTGTAGTTTGCATTACATCGCTTGCCACCTTAGCCCTACCTGCTATTGTAGCCTGTTGTGTAGCTGCTGTATTGATTTTTGTGGTAATTGCTTCCTGTGCCGCCTTAGCATTCTTTAAATCGGTAACAATAACCGCATGTGCCTTTAACTGGTTGTACTGTTGTTGCTGCAAGTTCTCAACAGCCGTTGCATCTCCGTTTAATTTCGCTAACGAGATTTGGATACGTGTTTGTTCTATCCTGTTTTGACTTGCCCTATATTCAGCCAGCAACAATGCCTGCTTTTGTTTCAAAGCGGATGCTTCCGCACGCATTTTGGAGATTTCACTTGCTTGCGCTAACTGATTAGCTTTTACCTCATTTTCAACGGCAACGCTATATGCCATACTGGTACGTCCCAGCTCTTGTTTTTGCAAAGCTAAACGCTGGTCTATAGTTAACACGCTTTCTGCTGCTGCAATGTATTCTACGCTCTGCACATTAAGATTTAAGCGACTTAAATAAACCTGTTGTTCTGCTGTTAGTATGCCTTGTAAGGCTGTAACTTTAAGCCCACGTAACAAATTCTCTTGCTGTTCTAATGACAGGCTTTTTTGCAGCTCTAATGTGTATGCCTGTTGAGCCTTTGACATAAGCTCATTTTGCAGAGTATAATTTTGTGTAGTTACAGTAAGATTGGTATATACACCCATGCGAGCCTTAGCAACAATGTTATCTATACTGGAAAAGCCTGTACTCCTCTTTTGTGCAATAGCCAACGCCAGTACTGCCGCCTTATATGAGCCATAAGCAACTATTAACCCCTCCAGTACATTTAATACCGTTTTGTAGTTTTCTACCAGCGTTCCAGCCAATCCAATGCCGGAACTTAATATACCCTCGTTGCTTTGTCCTATCTCGTTTAGCATCATATCCCACGCATCACCCAAATTGGATATTTGCCCAGTCAATGATTTACTTTGCTCCTCCATCAAGTTATAGAACATACCGCCACTTTCAGTAAGACGTTCTAAAACCTTTTGCACTTCGGGAAAACCAATTTTACCATCAGTAACCATTTGGTTTATTTCCTCGGTGGTTTTACCAAGCTCTTTTGCAAGTTCCTGCACCAGTGGGATACCACGACCCATAAACTGCCTTACATCTTGTGTAAACAATCTGCCTTGCACCATAGTAGTACCATACAAGTACACTAAATCGTTCAATGGTAAACTCAATCCCGAAGCAATATTACCCAGTCTTACTAATGTGTCGTTTACTGTATCAGCACTTTCACCGTATGCCAACAACTGTTTTGCACCATTAGCAACGCCTTTAAGGTCAAAAGGTGTAGTAGCAGCAGTTTCCGTTACCTGTGCCATCAGAGTAGTAGCTTTTTCCGCACTACCAAGCATAGTAGTAAATGCTATTTCAAGCTGCTGAAACTCGCCACGGACGTTAACAACATCCGTTATCCAGTTTTTCATCATTGCGCCAATAGCAATACCGCCAACGGCTTTACCTATAGCACCAAAGCTATTAACTATGCTTTCCGAATTACCCTCAACATTTTGTGTAAATTGGGCTATCCGTTGTTCGTCCTTAGAAAGCATTTGATTAAGGTTATTATCCCTTATAAGGACATCAAATGCTAAAGCTCCATCTCTATTTTCCACAATCAAAAACTGTTTATGTAGTTAATAAACTCATCTGTGTTTTCCTCTGTTAGCTCTACTTCGTCTGCATCCTCAAAACCCGTTCCTCCGCTTGTGCCCTCATCATCATCGTAACGTGCTTGGTCTGCAAGCATCCTCTGTACAACCGCCCATGCAATGCCTTTTGTGAGATACTCCCAAGTCCAATGGAAATATGCGCATATTGCCCCACGTTGCCCATACAGGCTGTTTAATCCGCTTTCTCTACCCGATTCGGCATTGTTGTTCTTGCGCTCGACAGCAATCGAATAGAGTTGATAAAATCCGCTAAGTTGTTGGTTAAATCAATCACCTGCACAAGCTCTATAAGAGAGCTGTTTTTTAACCATCTAAACAGGAACTCTGATAACTCGCTCAACTTTTCGGCATTGTCCCATTCATTGCCCAGTACAGCAATAGCTACAACCTTAGCCATGCGTTTGCTGTGTTCTTGGAAATAAATGCGTGCCTGCTGCCTCGGTGCTTCTCTTATCTTCTCCTCATCAACTATCATTTCAATGTACTCTGCACTAAGCCTGTCAAGCGTATATAGTGTTGGCTCTTTTATCACATACTCCCTTTGTTTAGGCTCGTATGTTGTAACCGTTTTCTTTAAAAATTTACAGCACCTAAATCGTGGTATACGTACCGTAATACCCTCCATGTAATCTACTGTAAAGCTGATACCGTTTGAGATAAGTAGCCGGATTTCCTTTTTTTCAGCCTCTATATCGTTGTATTCTTTATTCTCCATACTGTTTACCTTTATTCATAAAAAGCCCACCACGCTTGCCGTAATGGGCTTTTAAAAAGAAATGGCAACCACTGCTTATTTAGGGAAAGTAGTAGTTTTCTTTCTCGCTGAAATTGTTGCTACACCTGCTTTTTTAGGTTTGAGAGGTGTAACAGTGAAATCTACAAGATTGATACCCTGTGAGGACATTTCAGCATTAAGCACAGCCTCAATATCTGCACGTGGGATAGTATACACTAATCCAACCTCCGGCACGGCACGAATAGAGGCTTCAATCTCCTCATCTGTATCGCTCCAGTTCCACACCATTTCATCTGCTGTACCTGTTGTTGTACCACCCAAATATGCCTTTAAAAATGTTGGGTCGGGGTCCATGATTGAGAAAGTAAGAATAGGCACTTTCTTTTTCTTCTTACGTACTTCGGGGGCACTCTGTCCCTCTTCGTAGTGCTCCGTTACATCGGCTTTATCTTGCGTTAATTTGCAAGTCTTTTCGTATGTTTTACCGATTTTGCTATAGGTTGATGCCTCACCGCCATCTGCTGCAATCGCACCTACTTGGATTTCAGCCAATCCTAAAGAAATTACTCCCATATCGTTAAATATTAATTGTGAAAAATAAATCGAATTTTAAACCAAATCCTGTGACACTTAATTTCGGGGTCGGCAATAACATCTTGCATTACACACTCAAACGACCAACCATTGTCGCAGTAATGTTTTTCCAGCACCTTAAAAGCAAGCCCTGCAAGTTGCTTGATTCTTTTAGTATTGGCATCGTAGTTGGTTGCATTGGGTGGTGTAATGCTATCGGGCTTATCGGAGACATAGATATTCACATTGCTTGTGCCAAACTGTACACTACCATTAGGTATAGGTAAACTTTGTATTGTGCAATCCTCCTCTTTAGCAAAGTCTTTACGACTGGGGCGCACGCCCTTTTTAATTATTCCAGTAAGTGCTTTGGCTAAATCCGAATTGGATAACACCGTATACAAAATATCATCCTGTATCGTGTTAAACTGCATTCCGCTTTGTAACTGTATATCTCTTGCGTCCATTAAGATGCTATTCTATAAATTTGGGTTCTCAAATCACTCATCATTTTAGGGGTTACTCTCATTGCATAACGCTCTGCACTATCCAGTACATCCTTATTTAAGGTTTCAACATAGTAGGCATAATTCATACCAGCTACTACAATGAGCGCATAACCTTTGGTAAAATCCTTAGCTAATTTTTCAGCCAACTTTTTACCCTCCAGTACCCCCATTCCATTCGCCTTGTTAACAACCGTACTTTGTACTCTCTCCTCAAAATTGCTACTAATAATGTTTCCATCACATAGCAGCACATAACCTATTGAGTTACGTAGATTTCCTGTATGGTCGATGTAATTCCCGTTTTCCCTTGCTTGCCTTACGCACTCTTCGCCTATGTACTGCAATACAGTAATCATAGCCTTATGTATGCGCTTTGCAAACTCAACAAAACGTGCATGTACTCCAGCGTTTGTATGTACTGGTTTAAACCCATATTTTGACATAATGCTTGTAACGTTTAAATCTTAGTACCATTCCAGTAACCAACACTTTGCCTTTATCCAATACTCTTACTGTTGTATTTTCGCCAACATCAGAGCATGTTACAGGGCAAAATATGTTAGAGCTATATGTAAGGGTTTTACCTCCCTCCACATTTACAGTAGCACCAGCTCCAGCAGGCTCTTCCCTGCAAGAGCTAATGCTTTTCCAGTTATCGCCTCCATCAGCAGGCAAATCGCCAACCTCATCACGCTTTAACTCTGTAGCATCGTACAACTGCAATATGTTGTAGTATTTACCCATAATCAAAAGAACTTTGAGCCATCCGAAATAGTGATAATAGAAGAGGAACTGACAAATTCAGAGGCATCTATACCGTTAGCCTTGCACAGAACTTTAATGCGTTGCTCCAGCTTATCATTATAAGACTGTGAAAATTCGCCCTCATCTTCACCGCTTAATGTAAGGTACTTGTACAGTACCAATACAGCAGCAAGGGCTATGGTTTTCTCATTATCTGCATCGTAATCATCTGTGATTTTAGCAACTTCTACACCATTACGTTTACATGCCCCTAACAGGGCTTTTTCACAGTCTAATTCGTCTGCATCATAAGGTTTAACCTCTACCTGTATCGCCTCTAAATTTGTCATATCCCAACCTCCTATTACTCAATGCCTCGTACTTGATAGTTTACCACACCTGCAATACCTGTAATAATAGGTAATGCACGCCAAGAAGCCTGTGTATACTCACCTGCTTGCTGTCCCGTAGATTCGCCAACCTGCCATTTAGCAACACGCATACCGTTACCAGCATCAATGTACTCAACGTTCGGCTCTTCAATAATTGCATTATCCTCAAATGCAGGCTGTACTTCACCAATAAAACCAGCAGGTTTAAGTACAATCATGTTGTCATTCCAAGGATTAACCAGTGTAGGTTTACGTACACCATCCTCTGCAATAGAGTTACGTTTTACTATCTTGGTTACAGGAGGTAGTTCAAATTGGTCGAGCATATTGTTAAGCTCAACAGGGGTTACAACCTGCCCACTTTTATCCGTGCCCTTAATGGCTCTACGTACAGCCGGACAGTTGATAATCCATGAATACAAAGCAGGAGCAACACACATTTCACCAAACTTAATACCCGAATTTTCATATTCCAGCTTGATAGCTTGCAGCTCTTCAAAAGGATTGATTGTATTTCTGTTATCATCAACCCAATTCTTTGAAGCCTTACGCTTATTTTCCTCCGGCATGAGATAATCTACTTTGTATCTACGCCCATCCGGATTGTTGAGCGTGGGCGAGAACTCTGCTACACCACCGTTTGAGAGAGCTTGCAGTACAATGTGGTCTGCTGTATCTTTACAGCCCATATATGCCTCTTTGGTGTCCCCCATAAGCATTTTATATACCTCATTAAACTTTTGCTGGTCTGTGTAACGGTTGTTCTCCAGTATGGAGAGCATTTTACGCAGTTTCTTTGCAGACATTGGGAACTTGTGTCCCATACGTGGAATCTCATCCTTAAACGTTTTGAAAGCATCTGAGGGGCGCAACGGAGTTGCTGCATCGTTACCAATCATAGAAGCCATAAAGCGCACCTTATAGCTTGCCATAATTGCCTCACATGTCAAATCCATTTGAGGGAGATTGTAGGTAAACCAGCGGTCTACGTATGTCTGCTCAAAAAGAGTTTTATTCTCTTTTGTGCCCATCTCAAAAAAGATGCGCAACGTAGCCAACAAATCAACTGGAACACCCGGCAAATTGATTTTACTAAAAATTGAATCCATTCTTTAACCTCCTTACTTAGAGTTTGTATAAGCCACCTTAGTACCTTTGAGCACATTGCCATCAAGCAATGAAGCAGGTACAGGCGGTAATCTTCTCGCATAAGCCTCCCCGTTTGCTGTGTTACGGGTAACATCAATACCTGTATCACCATCCTCTTTAACCTCTGCATCTGCAATGGTGATAGAGTTTGGTACAGCTCGGAGCTTTACATTAGCATCATCTGCAATAACCTCAAAAACAGCATCGCCTACTGCCAAACCAGTAATAGCTTTGCTAAGGGTTAACTGCATACCATCCTTAGTCATGGTAATAGCCGAAACAGTGGGAGTATTGGCGAGCGTAGCAGCCAAATCTTTGCATACATAGTCACCTACGGCAAAAGGCATTTTGCTAAACTCATCAGCCTCCAAAGTAATCTGCTTTGTATTACCAGCAGTAATAGCCACAACCCTTGCGCTCTTAATGATAATTGCATAGCGTGTGCTCTCATCTACATTGGCAAGTGTACCAACTGGGATAATAGCACCTACAGGCAAATTAGTTTGCGCAGGGTTTAGCGTAAAACCTCCCAATACCTGTACAGGCGGTTGGGTGAAAACGGGGCGGTCGCCTCCGTAACTTTTAAATTCACGTTTCATCACTAATCGTTTTTAACAGAATATTCTTGAAGCATGGTTTTAGCCAACTCATTGTTAGCTGTTTCCTGTGCCTCCTTTGTAACACTCGTATCAGCAGGCTTCAAGCCTCGGTTTACCAAACTCTGCTTTACCTTGCCTAAGAACTCCGGAACATTAGCATCAGAGGGCACGGTGATAAATTCCATGTCTTCGGTAGTCAAGCCAAGTTTTTGCATTTCCGCAGAAATTGTGCTGTTACGTTGGCTGTCATTTAGCTGCTTTTGCAACTGGGTAATTACGCCACCGTATTTCTCCTCCAGTTTAGCCAAAATCTTTTCCTCCAGTCCGGCTTCATTATTCGGTTTCGTTTCTGGTGGGGTTTGTGGAGGGGTTTGAGTTCCTTTTGCTTTCTGTGCCCATCTTGTAGCCTCGCCTTGCATCGTTTTACATGCAGGCAAAAAGAGATTTGCACGTGCTTCAATTTCCTCATCTGTTGAGCCATCTGTTAAACCCTCGCTTGCTATGCCAGCGATTGCTTGAATAGATTCCTCTGATAAGCCCATGTCTTTGCATTTGCTTATCAATGCTTGCAATAATTTCTGATTTACCATACGTTTTAAGTGTTTATTTGCTTCAAAAATAGACATCAGTTTACTATACGTGACTATAACACACGCCTAATTTTTGTAAGTAGTTCATATTTAAAATATTCCAATTCACCAATAGAAGAATAAAATAAAGTTAAATGTCAATACTTTTTCCATTAAAAGTATTGTTTATTTAGTAAGTCATACTATTTTCGTGGCATGCAAAGCGTGACTATAGCTCACGCTTATAATTTAAACAACAGGAGGCATAACAATGGATAATCAAGAAAGAATCGAAAAAGTACGTGAAGCCCTTAATAATGGCAAATGTTTAAGTGTAGAGTTTTACAAGGATGGTTCGGGTGCACGCTTTCACTTTATAGACCCTCACGGAGACCACGGATTACCCTGTGATTGGGCTATGTCTTTCCCGATTGATGAAGCAATGAAAATCATTAGTGGGTTTCGCTTTAAACAGCACGAATTAAACAAATGTTATTAACCAGCATGGCGAAAGCCCTGCGTAATACGCACGATTATGTTAGCAACAGAATCAAAGAAACAGAGTAACACTTACGTAGTGTATGATTGTAATGGCAGAGATACAGGTGTTCATTACGAGGCAAGCAATAAAGCAGAAGCTATGAAACAGTTTAAGGCTGATACAGCCAATTACAAGAAATACGGTTACTATGGTAAACTATCTCGTTGGTACAATGGTGGTGTTTACGGCTCAACAGGTATAATTTATTAAGTTTAACCAGCAGGGCGAAAGCCCTGCATAATCATAAAAGATATGAGCACATTAATTACAGAAGATTATAACCGTAAAGATGTTTTTGAAATCGTAAATGAATTTCCACATGGATATGTAGTTTGGAATATAGGAAGGCATAATTTCCCATTTAAAGGATATATACCACTTGCAAAGCCTACGGATATGCCATACAATATTGACTTACATTCTCTCAAAGCTATTAAGACAGGTGATGATTTAGCAGATTATATTCTTAAAGAGGCTGGTCGCAGAGAAATAAACAAAGACGAATTTCAACGTATTATTTCAAGTTTAACCCGATGCCTTTGGGCTACTACAATATAAAAATTATGGCAACATTAAAAGCAACACAGGAGTTTACCAAAACATATAAATCAACCTTTTATGTTTATCACTTTGACAAAGTTACCAATAAGCGTGTTGGTGCTTATGTGAGCTTGGATTTACTCACAGCCTTTATTGAGATAGTAAACCGATTACAGCAAGGTTACAACGTTATAATAATGGATGAACAAGGAGATAAAGCCTGTTTTAAAAGAGAGATGCAAACAAAGGTACGTGTACACTACGATTTTGCAAAGCAGTATGCCATCAGCATAGATGCCTACGATTTAAAAGTAAAGGAGGTGCAACATGCCTAATGCAGAGTATTTGAGTGAGCTAATAGCTCTCTACAAAAAGAAAAGAGAGGTAGATGAGCAATTAGGCATAGTGTGCACCGAAATTCGCAAATGCCAAGACAATAAAAAACAGCATGGATGCCTTGTATGTAATATGGATGAGTGCTGTACAATAAAAGCATACCACTCTGCTTACGAAAAGCTGCATGAGGTAAACCATGAGATTACAGAGAAAGTAGAAAGAAAATTACCATCAATCATTATAGCAATGGGAGCAACAGATAAACAACGGATTGAAAACCTTATTTGGTTTTGCAAAGAGGAACTAAAAGAGTTCGGAGCAATCACAGCATCAACACGTGCTGTATGTAAAAAGGCTGGCATAACAGATGCCGAAATTGAGAATATTGAGAAACAGTTTAAACGGTAAACTCCATCTTTAAAATTACACCCTAAAAAGCTGTAATTAATTCGTTTATTTAATATATAATACTTATTTTCGCATAAAACATTAAGCAATGATAGTTAGAACAGAGGAAGAAATACAGGAAACAATAGGCAAAGTAAATGAACGCCTACAAGAGAAGCCAATAAATAAGTTTGTTAATGCAGCAGTTAAGGAGGGATACAAAGAGGTACTACGCATTCTTTGTAATAAAGTAGAAGTAATAGATGAGATACCCCAGCACTGTAAAACAGAGCAAGGTAGGTTTATTGCTTGGTTGGCTGTAGATTACCTGCATGGAGAATGCGACCAAAAAACATTAATAGGTGTACCGCTTAAATAAGTTTTAATATGGGAAAGATTAAATGTAATTGCAATAGTCCACATTGTAAAGAGTGTGAGAATCGAAGAATTGTAGAAACAGGCGTTAAAACAGTCATAGAAGCCAACGAACATTCTACCGATTTGCGAGAGAAAGCACAACATGCAGAAAAACAACCTGCAATAAAAGAAGTACCCGGCTTCAATAAATACGGTCAATTTTATGGATTTGATTAAGACAAAGGAGCATGAGCACAGGTAACAAAGTTATAATAGTGGAGCTTAACGAGCCTTACAAAGATAAAAAGCGTTGGGTATTTGGTAGTAAAACCGCCATCTACCAGCATTTACCAGTATCGGTTGTGGGAATTGCGCTTACCACGCTACAATGCAAAGTAAATCTAAGTAACCCATACACTACATCAACAGGTACAATATCACAGGATTATATTCTTAGAGCAAGTACCAACAGAGGTAGAAGAAAGGAGGAAAACAATGATTGATATTAGTGAGCTAAGAGCTTGGAATTTGGTTAAGATAAAGACATCAAACGATGCTGCATATTATCCGGTATACGCCATTGATGCAATACACCTAAAGGTAATACTTGGCGGTGCTCGCCAATGTGAGGGATGGAAAGATATAACTTTGTTAAAACCAATACAATTAACGCATGAGATATTAGAATATATAGGATTTACTTTTAAGCATGGAGGCGTTGGTTGGCACAAATACAGTTTAGACTATGTAAATCTATCCGTTGTACCAACCAAAAATAAAATCCTTTTATTAGGTTATCCTATAAATGGCGAGTACCGTTATATACAATACTTACATGAGCTGCAAAACTTATGTTTTATGTTGAGTGGAAAAGAGTTAGATATACCATTATACTCCACACAATGGAAAAGCACTAAAGAGATGATAGATGAATATGAAAACAAATCACAAATAAAATGATAGGCGCAATAATCGGAGATTACGTAGGTAGTGCCTACGAGTTCCACAACACTAAAGATTATAACTTTGAGATTATAACCCCTGCAAGCGAGATTACGGATGATAGCATTATGAGCATAGCAATAGCAGATGCCATTTTGCAGGGCAAACCGTATGCGGAGCGCATGAGGTACTGGGGCAACGAATACCCCACCCCAAAAGGAGCGTATGGAGGTTCTTTCTCTTCATGGCTACACAGCAGTAGTCCTCAACCTTATAACAGTTGGGGCAATGGTTCAGCCATGCGTGTTAGCCCTATAGGTTGGGCTTTTGATTCATTGGAGCAAACACTACTACAGGCAAAACTTAGTGCAGAGTGCACCCATAACCACGAAGAGGGAATAAAGGGAGCACAGGCAACGGCTACAGCCATTTTCCTTGCACGACAGGGAGAAACAAAGCAGGGGATAAAGAAGTATATAGAAAGCAAATTTGGGTATAATTTGAGCTTTAAAATAGCCGACATCAAAGATATATATAAATTTGATGAGAGCTGCCAAGGAACAGTACCACCAGCCATTGTTTGCTATTTGGAAAGCACCAGCTTTGAGGATGCAATACGTTTGGCTGTATCGCTCGGAGGTGACAGCGATACATTGGGCTGCATTACAGGTAGTATAGCAGAAGCAGACCACGCATATAGTATCCCTGCGTATTTACAGGATGCTGCATTTGATACTGTACCCAGTGACCTTGCAGCAATAGTTGAACAATTTACCAATAAATACAGGGTATAACATCTACTTATCATTTACATCAAAAAGGCATGTGTCAAATAACATGCCTTTTTTTATTCCCTTGGCTATATTATTTAATATATTTGCACGGAAAAACTAATTAAATATATGTAAATGATTAAAATATGAAAAAGGGCATCACTGTTTTACTGGTTGCATCTGCATTATTTTGCTTCTATTGCTCACAATCTCCACAAAAAAAAGCAGAAAAGATTATAGACAAATACCTACAGGAGAATCTTAACGACTACAAAAGTTATCAATGCGTTGAAATGGGCAAAATAGAGCCTGTTACTGTAAGAGATTTCTTTGTACTGGGATTAATGAAAAAATGCAGAGATGAGCACAGTTCTGAAATGGAGTGGTTAAATGAGCGATTAAGTAAAATAGATGAGCACCTTAAATCAGAAAATCTAAAATCAGATAGCCTAATATCTTACAAAATAAGACATAAATATAGAGCTAAAAACATTATGGGAGGTTATGTTTTAAACAAGTACCAATACACCTTTAATAAAGAATTAACCGAAATTACAAAAGTAGAAGAACTCAAGTAACTATATATTATGCCAAAATCAGAGTTACAAAAACAGATGGAACGAACTGCCTATGTAAACAAAATGCTTGTTAAAGGTTATATTTTCGTTCCAATATCAGAACTTGAAATATACAAATCAATTATAAATGAATCTACTTTAAACAAAATTACATCGGCTATATTAAAAGGAGAGAATAGCGTACCTATATCTCGCAAACAATATACGGAACTGCCTATTAAGCTACAAAAATACAAAGATAAAATGTATAGGTTGAACAGGTGCGCTGAACTAAATAGCATCGGCATGCAGTACGAAAAATGTAATAATTTTAATGGAGCTATTGAAGCCTACGAGCAAAACATAGAGCTAAAATATCCGGCTACCCACGCATACAAAAGGCTTATGATTTTATACAGGAAGCAAGGGGATTTAGAAAATGAATTACGTGTAATCAAAGCAGCGTGTAAGGTGTTTCCTAAAAGTGATGAGTACAAAAACAGACGAATAAAGGTACAAGAGCTAATAAAGAAGTCCAAGCAAAAGCTCTGATTACAAAAGTTAAATCCAACACATTCTAAAATAATGGCTTTATTGACTATCTTTGCCACAAACACTATTAGTTATGGCAACAATAGATTACAAAGAATACCATTATTTTAAGGGTGAAACAAATAACCCATACCCAAAAGGTACAATAGAAAATGCCTTATGGAGATGTGAACGCCAATACTTCAATAAATGGAAGCATGGCTATGAAGATATGCCGTACACCAGTGAGGGTATAAGTTTAGATTTATATATGTACATGAAAAACGCATTGAGCAATTTTATACCCAAAGAATATAAAATATCCATGCAGGAAGCGAGCAAAGCATACTACAAAGATATAGCATCTTTGCTCAAATACTACCATTGGGAGGAGAGCAACCCCTACAAGGCTAACACACCAGCCTCTTATTTTTGGATGTATGAGCAAGATTTCGTTTACAGGTGGGCATGTAAGCTCTATAGCGACAAAGAGCCAGCAAAGGCTTTTGATGAGTTTAAGCAGTACCTTTTCAGTGAGCTTTTACCGGATAAATGGGGAGGCTCACCCGATTTCTATAAACAGCAATATAAAGAGGGGGCTAATTAACCCCCTCTATTCACATTCTTAGCTCTATTCAGTATCTCTATCTCTACCTCCAGTGTATTGCCAACCCTTTTTATTGAGCTAACACGCTTGTAATAATTCGTGTTTATCAGCATCTCAAACTCATATCCAAAATAACTTTGTTTGGTTACACCATTCCATTTTAATTTGCTACCAGCTCCATAATGACTAAACGGCTCTGCATAAATCATCTGTGTACCTTTTGGTGCGTACACTTTAAACTTAACGTTACCACCAAAACCAGTGCCACCCATACCACCAGTAGAGGTAAAACCTCTCTCTAATCCAACTTTTCCGACATAGTTAAGCAACTCACTATCTTTACCAGCATAAACTAAGTTTTCTATTGTACCGAACTTTAACCCTAATATACCGTCAAGTTCCATATAAGAGCCGCCACGCACCAACCATATATCTTTATCGTATGTGCTCATGCTGATAGCTTCCTCTGCTGCTTTAATAAGTACATCCAGCCGTTTGCCAGTATATGAGCCTGTTTGCTTGGATAAGAAAGGAATTATCTCATCCTCTTGTAGTTTTTTCCAGTTGTTAGGAGCGATTAGCCCCCAGTTTTTCCTATCATAGCCTCTTAGCCCCCAGTTCATGCCACCACTACCAGCAGTATACTCATACAATCCCTTTCTACCATCCTCGGATGCAGCTTTCCATGCTTTACCTGCTACACCTCTGTAGTAGTCGTCTGCCTCCTTTGCACTGGTAAAACTAAGAGCATTTGCCTTGCGTTCTGCTGTATATGCGCTTTCATCCAGCCCTGCCAACAGTTCCTTTTGCGCATCTTTCATTTTCTTAGCCAACAGTTTAGCCCTTTCAGCCTCCAGCCTGCCAACCTCTGCGTTTATGGCATTAACCTTAATCTGTAGCTCATCAGTACCAATGTTGCCACCCAGCATATTTTGCAGCTCTGCCACCATATTCTTTAGCTTTGCGCTTTTGCTGGTTGCTGCATAATCCAAAGAGTGCTGTACCTCCGTTATGAGTTGATTCTTCGTTATCTTATACTCATAATTGGCTATCTCTTTTTCAAGGTAATGGATTAGTTTAGGCGTGGTTACATACTTATTGGGGTTTAGCTGGGCATAATGCAGCTCCTTTTTGAGCACCTTTTCAAGAAAAAGCTCATCTGTATCATAGATAGCCTTTTTAGCCATGTGCTTTTGCCAGTTCAACATAAATGCGTTAGCTGCATCCTCGCCAAACTCTTTAGTAAGCCCCCACATGGTAGGTTGCGCCTCGTATATTTTCAACGCTTCTTTTTTAGCTTTGGCAACAGCCTTTGCCAATGCCTTTGTCTCTTTTACCAAATCCTCGGTAGGATAAGCATCCAGCAAATCCTTTAAGCCGCTAATATCAACGCCTGCTACACCATCCCATGCCTCGGCAACCTTTAGCACATTGTTTGCAGCCTTTTTTGCTTTGTTGTAGGCTACCAGCTCACTTTTTACCTGTGCCTTTACATCTGTTAAGCTCTTCACATAATCAGAGCCATCATCTACCAGCTCCATGTTATACTGTACCACCTTTGTAGCCTTGCCAGCCTGTACTATCGTTTTTGTCTCGGTACTCAACACTTTAAACTTAGCATTTGGCAATAACATAGCCATTTGCTCATCATTTGCCAGCGTTTGCAAGTAACGGCTACCTTTGGGTATATTCACAACACACATTGCGCCTTTTTCATCAGAAAGGATGCCGTTTTTAATTGCATGTTTGCATGTTTCTCCGTAATTCGTTCGTATGTACTTGCTGCCAACAAACTGCGCTGTATCGCCTTGTATTGTAACGCTTATAGCATCCTTATCCAGTGCAAACATAAACTTAGCATCTGCCTTGCTGGTAAACTTTGCCATTGTTGCAATCTTGTTAAGCTCTACCAGTTGCTCATCAGTGAAATACTTTAGCAAATTGTCTTCGCCAAACGTAGCATCTTGAAACAGGTCTGCCAAAGCGTTTTTATCGGATAGTTTGCCCACCGTTTCAAACTGCATACCAGTATTGGGTACATCATTGCAGAGCTTGTAATCTTTATCACCATATACGTAACTGCTGCACTCTTTAAACTCGGTACTGGTAAACGTCTGCATGTTGGTAAACTTATCTACATCTATCTCCTGTTTTGCTAACAGCTTGCTAAAGTTACCCAATCCTGCAACATTCTTATCTTGCTCTATCCATGCAAAGCCCTTTGCTATATTCCCATCTTTGTAGTTATCCTTTATAAAGTATGGCAAGGAGCTTGCAGCCTCTATGCGCTCCGTATTGTTGGCTATCCAATCTTTGAACTCATCCGGCACATCACCTACAATACCAGCAGGAGTAAAGCCCTGTGTGTTCTCCCCTCGTAGTATCATTTCTGTTAATTGCTCCAGTTCTTCCTCTGTGCAAAGTATCGGTACGATATAGCACCTACAGTTAGGATGCCAACCCTTAAACACAAATGTTTTAGGGTATTTACCTGCCAGCTCATCACAAATATCATTTACAGGATGATTCTTACTCAACTTAACCTCATAGCCTATAATGAAATCCATCTGCTGCCATCTTGTTATGTCAGCCGTTCTATACGCCATATTGGTTTCTGTCCGTGTCAACCTCTCCGCATTTCTGTAGCTGCTCCTGTATACTCCTTTACCCGGATGATATGCTTTTGCAGCATTACTAAGCACTAAATTGCCATGCTTGTTACGTACTCTCCTAAACAACTTTTTAGGCTCATGCAGAAACTCACGTACTGCACGGCTCAACTCATCGGCACTAAGCCCCTCACCTAATCCTAAATCAAGTGCAAGCTCCAGCTCTTCCTTTGCCTGCCCAATGTATTTCCAAATGCGCTGTGATAAATCTAACCCATCCTGTTTGCGTGCAAAGAAAGCATTCATTGCATCTTTGTTGTGGGCAAAGTATTTGGCATATCGGTTATCCTCAATGCACTTTCTGCCAAACATGCGTTTTACAAATTCATCATTCCACGTGTTGGCATATTTCCACTCCTGTGCAACATTACCCCTTACGGATTGGTACAGCTCACTATACAGCTCCCTTAGCTTCTTGCTTACTTGTGGGTTAATATCCTCATAATCGGCAAATCTAAAAACCTTATCCTCCTCTATCTCTAACCCCTCGCACATGGCAACAATCTCACCAATACGCTTATTGAGTATGCCACGTACTGCAACAGCATAACCCTCTGTGCGCTTATTGAGTTTTGCGTATAAGTCCTTTGTATCTATTTTTACTTTCATTGATTGCGTTTTATTATAAATAGGACATTACCCCAAAAGAGGTTTATTTTTTTGCATACAGGATGCACTTTCTTTTACCAAAAGCCCTGCAATACCCCAGCTTTGAGCAAAATACCATGTAGTTGTGAGGGTTGCTACTATATGCGCAATCCCTACAATCTACATACTTTATCTCCTCCTTTTTAGCCATCACTCTGTAGGTTCAAAGAAATCCCTTTTCATTTGCTCGGCTTCTTTTTGTTCTTTGATACGCTCCTCCTCTGCAATGCGTTCTTTCTCCTGTGCCTTATCTCGGATGAGTGGGTTCATCTCAATAAATGTTTCCTGTGACATACCACCAGCATTACGCTCTTTTACCATGTTGCTAATAGCCTCTGTAATATCCTCGCCAAACGGCTCTTGAAATTCGTGCGCAACCTGCATCCGGTCGCACTCTTCTTTTAGCGAAACATCAAGTACGTTGCCGATAATGGCAATGATTAAATTAGCGGTACGCTTTAAATACTCATCGTGTGTTTCCTTTCTCATCTGTGCCTTTATGTCAGCCAGTACCATCATTTGCTTTAATGCTTTAGCAGATACGTTTGTGAGCTTAGACATTGTTTCAAAATCAATGTTGGGAGTAAAGGTTTCACGGAAAATATGCTTTTCGTTATCATCACTCTCTTGCTTTTTCAACTCATTAGCTGTATCCGGCACTAAATAGCTCATTGTACCTTTTTCGCTCAACACGTACAGTTTGTTTTCTGTATCCTTTTCGGGCATACCCTTTACCACGTCAGCAGTAGCTACAAGTGCAGGGTCTGCCATGTAATCATTAACATCTGCTGTCCGGCTCTTCATGTATTCCTGTCTATTCATCAAAGGTACAGCCCCATCAAATTCAGTTTCTTGCTCAAACAGGATTACAGGTTTTTTGCCAATAAAGTTGCGTTCCTTTTCAACTTTCCAGCCGATATTTGCACGCTTGCAACGGTAAATAAAATCATCTGTAAATATATCCACATGATAGGTACTCTCTCCTCCGTATTCTTTCAGATAATAGCCACGTGCAAAGTATATCAATCTATCGTATTGGTCTTTGATGTAGTATAAATCATCTCCCAGTGATTTAGCCAGTACCTTAATCAAGCAATCAGCCTTGCCATCTTTGTTACGGTATGTGTGGAATAGCAACGCACTCTTTGTTTCAGCACCAGCCAACCGTTTAGCCTGCCTAATCTTGCTATTAAAATGCGTATCCTCTATAAACTTGTTATAGGCTGCAAAAGCATTGGGGGTATCCTTTGTTCTTTCCAACCACTGTACAGGTCTACCATAGATAAAAACAAGTGCAATCTCATTGATATACTTTGGATAATTCAACGGCAAACGCCATCTCTTTACCCAACCCTTGAAATGCCCCTCTTTATCAAAAATCGCTTTATCTTTCCTTTGCATGATTTCGTGAAAGGCTGTATTATATTCCTTGATAGCTTTAGCTATTTGCTCTCTATCGGTACTCATCATACCCAATGCTCCGCTAATATCTCCTGCCTGCACTTTATCATCAAAGGATTGTTCGTAACCTACGGTTGCCCTCAATCTGCTCAAAAATAAGTCTATTAATCCCATGTCAGTAATCGTTTTAGTTATTATAAAATACCCGCAAATGATGCCTTACTTATGCCCTCCGGTATGGTTTTGTCTTTTAAAAGGAAGTACTCAACAGCGTAATAAAGTATATCCACATACTCATCATGCGTCATTGTTGGGAATTTGCAAACCTCCTCTATAAAATCCTCATTCCATGCCCCCTCTACAAGCACCACACGCCCACATTCGATTTTAGGGCTACAGGTATTTAACCTCATTGCCTTATCATCTGTGGGTGTCGGGGTTTCTGTTACATTCAAATCTGTACTATCTCTAAGCTGCTGCACTACGCTCTTACCGTTTGCCTTTGGCTCAATACGTAATGTGCTCGTATTTTTGTTAAAGCCCCATGTGTTACAGTATTCGGGCAAAAAACGTATAAGGTCGGGGAATTTCTTCCATACCTTTTGCGCATGATAGACGTACAACTGATTACCTATCTTACATGCAGCCAATATGCCACTGGGGTCATTATCTGTTTTCTTTTTCTTCTCATCGTAGGCTGTATCAATAAAGAAGTGCATAACAGCACCGCCACGTATAGCCATAAACTCCGAAAGTGAGATGTGCCCAAACCATTCCTTTTGTACAATGTTACCTGTTTCGCTCGCTGGGGTTTGCTCATATTGTCCGGCATAACCTCTACTGCCTAAGTCTATCCGTGCCTCTTCCAGCACTTCATTATCAAGCCGCACAGGGTCAAGTAAACCGTTAATGTACTTTTCCTTTAACTCTTTGGGCTTAACGTTATCACTTACCTCTGCTGGTAGGCAAATGTGCTTTATCTTGTCCCCTTTCTTTTTGAGCAAATAGCCTGTAACATCATCCTCATGCAAACGTTGCATAATCGTGATTGTAGGCGTGTTTTTCTTGTTTACCTTACGAGTTGATAGAGTTTTAGTAAAGTCCGTTGCTTGCAAGCGTAATGGCTCACTTTCTGCCTGCTTTGGGTTTTGTGGGTCGTCATTAATAATCACATGTGCGTGTTTACCAGTAACAGCAGAGCCAGTAGATGTAACATACCTATCTCCTCCAGCCGTGTTACCATAGAAACCTTTGCCGGATTTATCTCTACGTATACGCACATCGGGAAATAGCTTTAGATATTTCTCACTGGTGATTATATCCTTACTCTTTTGTGACTGGTCTAACGATACATCGGATGAGTAGGAGCTACTAATAATGCGTAGCCTTGCATCTTGCGTCCACAGCCATGCAGGGAACATAATTGTAGCAATGGTACTCTTTGTTGTGCCGGGTGGTATGTTTATAATCAAATCATAAGGTTTGGGCAATCGGTTTACTATGTAATACGCCAGCTCTTGCAACTCATCACATAGGTATTTTATATGCCAGTTAAATACAGGCTCTTCGGGTATAATAACGCTCCAAAACGTTTCCACAAAGTTGTAAAAACGCTTCTTGCACATCAAAGCCTGCACCTTATCAAGTACACTATCATCAACCAATATGTTACTCTTGCTTTTTATCACGCTTGGCTGCAATCCTGTATAATACCTCTAATTCTTCATCGCTCAAATCCTCTACCTTTACGCTGTTAGTTGCAGGTGGGTTTAGAGCCGTACCATTAGCTCCTGTAAGCTCCTTTTTCTCGGCTGCATACAATCCCAGCAACTTGCGTCTCTCCTGTAACTGTTGGCGTATCTCGGAGATGTAGCTAACATCACCGTATTTGCGTATCTCCTTTTTTTGTTGCTCGGTTTGATAGATGTTATTTTTCTTTTTCCCATCCTTGCCAACCGTAGGTGCTCCCTTTTGCTTGGCTTGCGTCTGCTCGTAATCCTCCTTACTTTTATTCCACGCATCCCATAGCTCTACAATGGCATCATCTATTCGCTCTAATTCCAGTTGTACCAGCTCATCCGTATTGGTTATCCGGTACTCTCTCCATTCTGCCAGTAATAGTTGTATGTCGGCAAATATGGTTTGAGTGCTCGGTGTTCTATCTAACTGCAACCTTGCTTGTACCTCTTTAGCAATCTTCCTAACACTCATCCCACGCTTGTACAACTCGGATACGATTTCTAATCGTGCCTGCCTTTTTTGCCTGCCTTTCTGCTGCTGCCTGTTGTTCAATTCTTGTGTATCCATAACCGTTACTCCTCAATATCTGAATCTGAAAATTCCTCAATATCTTTGCTTTCGTACTCAATAGCAGGGAAAGTATCTTTTATATCGGCTGGGTTGCCTTTAAAGAACACAAGCACATTTTGGTGACACTTGCCAATCTTGCGGTTAATCATGTATCGGCTGACACGTTGCGGCAATGTACCTATAGGCTCTACAATGATAAGTTCATTGTACAGCGATACACCATTACGAGCAAATATGCGCTTTATATCTCCTGTGAAATCGTAGTAGAATCCCTTTTTATCACGTACATCACCCACAACAATAACCGCAAATCGGTTATCTTTAAGGCACTGTAGGGCACTTGTATATGCGTTATCCAGTATATTAATAAATCCCTCGTATGTAGGCTGATTACTTGCGTCATTAGGCTTATCACTATAAACCTCCAAATCATAGTAAGGTGGGCAACTAAACAATAAATCCTGCGTATCTTTAGCTATGTGATTGAGCACGTTTTGCCCATCATCACAGATATACTTTACCGATACTGAAAGCTCATCAAATCGGCTTAATACTGCGTTGTTTACATCTATCTGCTCCTGCCTTAACTCAATACCTGTAAACTCAAAACCACACATGCCAAACACAAGCCCTTTCTGCGTATCACCTGCAAAGCAATCGTATATCTTAGCACCAGCATTGGGTGTAAACCACTTACATAGTGCCTCTGCAAGTACAGGGTCAAAGAGACTAACACCGTTATTCATGGTGCTCATTATACCCGTCTCACTATCGAGCGTATTCTCCCTGCTTTCGCCCACATCGCCAATCATCTCACGCCACGTTTTTTTACGGGCTTTCCAATATCCTTGCCGAGTGTCAAGTATGGAGAATGGGGGCACTACAAATTTATCCTGTAAACTGCCATTGTTGTTACCACCATCACCAGCCCCCGAATCCTCATCATCTTCCTGCCACACATCAAGCCCCCAATCATCCAAAAGCTCTGCATCCCACTCATTAGCCAATATATCACTATCCCAATCTCCAAAGCCAATGTTATCCTTTATCACAAACTCCTTGCGCTCATCCTCTGATAAGTCGGAAGCATAGCACACATCAACTACTGGCTTTTTCTTCCACTCCATCCAGTAGGCAATGATAGCCTGTTGCTCATACTCCGTTTTCTGTTTAAACTTTAACTGCCTCTGCAAGCGTTCTATAATCTGCTTCTCGGTAGCCTTTGCTATCCAGTTTAGAGCACGGGTACGCATATTACCACCCAACGCAATGCTGTTATCATCCAACACTACAGGGCGTAGCTCCAGCATCTTGTGAAACACAAGTATACTCTCTACCAGTTTATTAAACTTCTCATCTGTTATTTGGCGTGGGTTATGCTCATTTAGCACGACATCACGCAACGGGATTTTTTTTTGTTCCATGTTCAAAAACGTTTGCACAATTTGCGTTTGAACACAAAGGAATAAAAAAAGCGTGACCATAGTACACGCTTTTAATCCCAAAAAATGAAAGTAACCCGTTATAAACCAAAAACAAGCATTGCGGCATCTCTATTATGCTCGTTTGTTCTCTCCCTGTATCCTGTGAGTTTAGCAAACGCATCACTACTTAGCTTGGTGTGATTATGTTGTGGAGCAACCATATTGTAATCAATTTTCAAATCTATCAAATAATCCTCCCATATCGTACTATCTCTTTTTACAGAGCCAGCACCTTGTAGTTTAAACTCGCTCCTTTCGCCAAACTTGTTTCGCTTCCTTGCATCCTCTACACGTACAAGCACTTTATCACCAGCAGCCTTTACATACTCGCTTACAATGAACATCGCTTTATGTATTTTCATCTCTGCCAATATTTCAAAACGTCTCTCCTCTCTGTTCCAAACTGCCACTCCTGTATGTACCCCTGTATCTATGCCAATACAGTATTTATAAGCTGTGCGGGCTTTGCGTATCATCGCATCAAAACCGCCTTTTTTCTTAGAATGGTAAATCATCACTGTATCCTCCCTGCTCTTGCTGCGTTTGTTGTTGTTGTGCTACTGGTGGTTGTGTTGCATAGTTATCCTGCACTGGAGCACTTTCTTCTACAGGTGCATTACTTGCTGCCTTTTGATTTAACAACACGATATTATTGCACCAAACCTCTACCACATATCTTTTAGCACCACCACCTCTATCATCATAACTACGTGTTCTCATCTTACCATCAATATACACTTGATGCCCTTTGCGCAAATATTTCTCTACAACTTTAGCCATAGCTCCATAAGCTACAATGTTATGCCATTCTGTTTTCTCTGGTATCTGTTTACCATTTGCAAGCGTATAGGCTGGCTCTGTTGTTGCTAAACTGAACTTAGCACTTTTACTGCCATCATCCATGTCTTTAAATTCGGGTTCTCTACCTATGTTGCCTATCAATTCAACTCTGTTTAAACTTCCCATGTCCTTTACTGTTATATTAATTA